TAGAGTTCAGTATAACCACCGAAATCACCGATAATTTTTGTTCCAATTTTAATCATAATTTTCTCTCTCTCTTGATTATATTACTAGTATATCAGGCTGAATAACATTTGTCAACCATTAATTTCACTTTTTAAGCAGTTTCTTTCATTATTATAGAACAAACCTCTATCAATTCTTCTCTTGTTAATCGTTCTTCAACCTTTTTCTTCATGGTATATGCCCAAGAACGAGTGCAATTTACTGATCTAGCTATCTCACTATCCAAACCTCGACCCTCTACAGGAGTATCAATTACAGCACGTAAATATCTTAACATGGAAGGTGATAACTTTTCTATAGTTGTTTTACGATCTTTAACTCTTAATGGCATTGTCATAATTTTCTCTCTCTCTTGATTATATTACTAGAATATCATACCCAATAAGATTTGTCAACAAGTCATTTTACTTTTTTTGTATTTTTTTATATGGTGTGATATTTTTGTCACTATCTTTTGTAAAATTCTGTAAGTTTTCCTTCTAATGCATACGCTTCAGTTTCCCAAGGCTGACGATCATAAGAAGTTTTAGTGTAGTTTCTATACTTACCGTCTTTACATTTCCATAACTGCTTGTATTCACCTTGAAAATTATCTTTTAAACGTCCAGTAGCAAACTGCCAGATATGAACCATCTCATGACAAATGGTTTCAATTAGTTTATCTAGACCCTCATTTCGACCTAATTTATGGTCAATCTGAATGACCAAATCCTTCTTGTCATCACCCATGTATGCATACCCATATGCACCCTCATTCATGGTTTTAGTAAATTCTAGTTCAATTGATAGTTTTCTCATACGTGGCATAAGTGTCTCAAGACAGAACCACATGACATCCTCAGCCAGTTCTCTTTCTTTTTTCAGACCACCAGTAGTTTCAATATAAATCACACGAATCTCTTTCTCTTGATTATATTACTAGTATATCAGGCTCAATAAGATTTGTCAAGAAAAAAATGCATCTTAACTGTAAATTAATCTATTTGTGGTATACTATAAGAGAATCAGAAAAGGAGTCTGTATGAGAGAGTTTGCTTTTAATGTGTGTATGCTATACGAATTGGTGTTCAACCTTGTGTTGAGAAAAGAACACGTTGAATGTGTGAATGAACCGAAAAGATTGAATATAAGAGTTTAGAAACCCTTGGGGGCCTTTGTGATGCCCCTATCTTTCATCTGTTGCATGACCCATTGTTTTGCGAGAGGACTCGTCACTTTCTTTCGTAGGAGCCCTTTGATTTGTTTCAATACATCATTGAAAATTTGAGGGTCTTTTGCGTCTGCATCGTTATTATCCACTACAATAAAATTCTGTCTAAAGTGCTGACTGAATTTACCTATGTTGGATTGTACTGCTTTCCATGAGTTTGTTGCAACTGAAGTAGAAACACTACGTTCACGATCTGCATTACGTTTTAGAGCAACATCTATAGAGGTATTGACAAAAATCATATGCGTATCATAACCTAGCTGTCTTAGTTGAATAGACTGTTTTGCAATCTTATCGTAGTCCTTACCAGTGCCGTCTATGATAAGTCCTAATCTACCTTCTACATAACCACCTTTACCTTTAGAAATATCACCTATTCTAGCCTTTGTTACTCTCTTCGCACGTTTACGTTCTGTATCTCTTTCTTCTTTTTCACGCTCTGCTTGTGTTGTCCTCATATCCATTTCAAGACCAGCCTTTTTCAGATAACGCTCAAATGCATCATCTGAATTGACTATCTGTAATCCAGTTCCACCAGTGGTTTGCCTGACAACGAATGATTTACCGCTGCCAGGGCCACCAGCTAGAAAGAACGCTTTAAATATATTGGGATCGTTAAGCCCTTCTTGCAATTCTTTGTATGTCTTCATAATTTCCTCTTGGCATATCTTTTCTGTACCCTACTAATTCTATAATGTATTTATCATCATCTGAAAGTTCCTCTACTACCTTACGCTCTTGTTTTTGGAAGTTCATTTTCTTGATTCGATTTTTCATCTTTATTGACATTGATTATTCCTTTCTGAATTCATTAGATCAATTTGGGTATAGATTTTTTTGTCGATATGCCTCCTTTATATTTCTGGATAAAAAGTTTCTTTATTTTTAAATACTGAAGCTTTTTTCTCTGGTTTTGGCTCATACAAGTTTTTTGGCCCATCTAGCTCTTTAGCCAGAGAGTCTTTTACGAGGGTGATGTATGATGTGTGTTTTTTTCCACCTTTTGCAAAAGTAAATTCGTGTTTAATTTTCTTTATCAAAAAAACTCCCTGATAGAACCTATCATTTTTAGGATTATCAGGAGTTTTAAATGCAACATTAATGGGTATGTCTAGTTTCACAACATCTCCAGCGTTAACAGATGTATTACCGTGTGTAACTATATTTAGTAAAAGACCTTTTTCTAACTGATTCATTGTAGAAGCTCTTTCTTGTATTGAGTTCTCTTGATCGGGTGCTGCAAATGGTTCTGTACCATCTATAGTTGTATTATTTGTATCTGTTTCACCTTTTGAAATTGATGTTAAATATGTTCTACTTGGAAAATCAGAGCTTCTAGAACCATCTTTTTCTATTGTTACGTCACTAAAGATAGGAAACTGTTTTTTATCATGATAACTTGTGATATGTTTTTCTTTAGAAAAGTGATCAAAATAATTATATTGATATTCATTAAATGTTTTACTATAGATATTATGTACTATAAGTTTTGAACCATAGACACCTGTAGTAAAATTAAATAAGCTATCACTGTTTTCTATTATTTCGTAACCAATAATATTACCCAACTGTGTCTCTACATTACCAGCTTGGGGGCCAATGATATAAGATGTATAGGTTTGAGCGATGGGTTGAGAATACATACTTGACAAAGTTCTGAAATGATATCCTTTAAATGTCTCATAGAACATATAGCTTGGGGATAAGTTATCACTTAAACTTGATGTTGATTGTTTTAATGCCATTGATATTACTTGAAACGGAGATATGTTTGGAGCAACAATTCTCTTAACACCATTCGTTGGCTCTATAAAAATTTGTTTTTGACAATTAACTCTGTTTAACATATCCTCAACAATGTCAGAGTACGTTCCACTTAATGATTCATTAACTCTTGTTCTTTGATTTTTTACCAACTCTGAAGTTGTAAAAGATAGGAGATATACATTTACATTGTTACCAACTCCAATTCTGTTTTCTATAGAATTTATCACAAAAACATTTTTAGTAAAATCTATAATATCTCCCTCTGATTTAAAAGATGGTGTATTAATTTTTAGTAAAAAATATTCCTGACCAATGATTGGGCCCATACCAATAAAATCAGCAGCATCTTGTATTAAAACTTCTCCAGATATTGAATTTTTCTGGCAATCTTCGTAAAGATTTAACGACACTATATTATTTTCGATAGGTATCTCTGTTCCAGAGGATGTTATAATTATTGCTTTAGCTAAACTAAAATCACCAGCTTCTTGAATTTTTTCAGACATTATAATACACTTTGTCCCATAAGAGATTCAAACTCTTCTACGAATTGATCAACGTATGTTGGATTAAGTAAACGTATTTTACGTAATGTATCTTGTCTACTCACCTCATATTCATAATTTGTTATGAGTGTAGCATCACCATGACTTGTGTTATCTGAACCAATATTAATTGTTACTGTGGTATCACCAGAAGTTTGTGTTATCTCGTAATGGTGTGTTTCATCAGGATTTGAATACTTATCATTAAGAAATGACAAAAACTGTGGTGTTGAGAGGGGCCATTGATGATATCTATCTGTGATACCATTTACATACATGATTATCCAATGTAGGTTAACATCATCATAGAGTTTGTCTGCTAACATCTCTGGTGTTTCCCCCTCTTTAACATCGTATGTATCAAATAACAATGTGTTTGCTCTTACCTTTGACCTAAGTGCAACACGTTTCATCAGATTGGTGACAACTTTAAAATCACCATTACCCACAGAATCGTATATTATAAGAGGAAAATTTTCAAAATACATTATTAGTGTCCTGCTGCTATATGGTCTTGGCTCAAGGTTTCTAATTCGGCAAAAGTTAATGACAATTTACTTTTTTGTGGAGGAGGGCCAGAACCAAATTTTGATGTTGTTTCTTCATGTGCAGTAAAACGATCAGCACCATATTCTACTTGAACATTTTTTAAAAAACAAGTTGATACTTTATTGATAAAGTCATTGTCTTTACCTCTGTACATATATCTTATGTTAAATGTGCCAGGAATTTTCATTTCTCTTCTTGTTGATGAATTAGAATATTCTGGCATCATAAAGAATTTAAAGTTATATATGATCTCTTCTACTAATCGTGCTTCTTGAACACTTTTTGGTAAAAACATAAACGTGTAAGAAAATTCTCTTCTACCAACACCTTCAAACATCAATTCCATTCTTGGTGTTATGACTTTGCCTTTGTTAAGTTCCATCAAAGCTTGCGCTCCATCTGCAAATGTGTCTAAACTTCCCATTGCAAAACTTTGAGCAAGTTCATTAAATCCTGTTATACCACCATCAAAAGCACCTTGTAATTTAGTTGTCATGTTGCCAGGCGTAGCAGCAAATGCTGCAATAGCATCTCCAAAAGCAGCTGCCAAACCACCAATTTCTTTATCGTTATATTTTACATCATAGGCTACTTGTAAAGAAGGGGGCATATACAATGCAATTGTTGTGTGATGGCGTACAGTAGGAAGTTTCTCATATACAATTGAGCGATTCATTTTACCATTAGCGCTATTCATAAGATTAGATGCTTCTATTTTAGGCCCAGGCCCTCCACCAAAATCTAGAGCTTGATTACCTATACCTCTGTTTGGGTCTTTTCCACCACTATAATCTAAAGGATCACCAACAGTTCCGGCGCTGCCAGGAATTTGATATGAATCCACATCAGCCATACTATCTGCCATATTTTTTGTAACTTGACCAATACCTTTTTTATTTTTGTTTTTTGCAAGCTTGCCTTCATCTCTTTTGTTAATCTCAAAAAGAATGTAATGACCTTGTTGTTCATCAGTATCTACTTCTATAGGATAAGTTAAGATACTAGTACCACCGCCAGGCTTTGAGAGGTTTGATAGTGTTGCAAGAGAAGAATTGGCCCCTTCTCTGGTTAAACCAGCAAGACTTTTAACTTGGTCAACACCACTTGAAATTGCTTTGTTTGCAAATCCAGCAATATTTGCTCGAACTGCGCCTGTGACTGCTGTTAATATTGCCATCTAGGTATCCTTATAAACTGTTATAAGTATTTATACATGAAAACATACAAAGGTAAATATACTCCAAACAATCCTCAAAAATATACAGGGAACCCATCTAACATAATCTATCGCTCTTCATGGGAGCGTAAGTTTATGGTGTATTGCGATACCAGTGACAGCATACTTGAGTGGGGTTCTGAAGAAGTCATTATACCTTATTTATCCCCTTGGGACGGTAAAATGCATCGTTACTTTCCAGACTTCTATATTAAGGTTAAACAGTCAAGTGGTAAGATTAAAAAGTTTATTATAGAAGTCAAACCGAAGAATCAAACTAGACCACCAAAGCCTGTTACTCGAAAGACTAAACGATTTATAAATGAAGTTAGAACTTGGGGTATAAATGAAGCAAAATGGAAATCTGCAACTAAGTGGTGCGATCATAATGACATGGAATTTAAGATACTCACGGAGGATGAGTTGGGTATACGTTTTTAGAATGTGATTGATAAAAACATTGAATGACGAAAAACTGAATTTATAAAATAAATAAGTTTATGAAAAGACAAGAATTTAGTATAAAGATAGCGAGTACAGGAGATACATTCGTTGTACCGGCTAACAAAACCATATTAGATATACTACTTGAAAATGGTATAAAACATCCACACTCATGTAAACAAGGTATGTGTGAAAAATGCATTACCACATACTTAGAGGGAGAAGTAGATCATTGTGATATGGTGGCAAACATAGATCATAGTACGCAATTAACAGTATGTACATCAAGAGCAAAAAGTGATTTACTAGTGTTAGATATAGACTTAGACTCAGAAGAAGATGAATTTTAAAGGACTAATTGATGAATCAAAAAAAACAGCCTTATGGTGGGTATCACAATAACCAAATTCCACAACACGATCCAACACTAACAGAGATATTGTCAGGCACACCAACTGGTGAATATATGCGTAGGTTCTGGCATCCAATATGTATGGTTGAAGAGTTAACAGATGTGCCTCGTTTTCTAATGATTATGGGTGAAGAGTTGGTTGCGTTCAAAGATAAGAGTGGCAATGTCGGTGTTCTTCATGCACATTGTATACATCGTGGAGCATCACTTGAATATGGTATGATACAGGAACATGGTATCAGCTGTTCGTATCATGGTTTTCATTTTGATGTAGATGGGACTTGTTTAGAGGTTCCTATGCCAACAGGTGAAGAGGAAGAAGGATGTCGTATGGCAAAGAACCTATGTCAACCCGCTTATAAGGCAGTTGAGAAAAATGGTTTGATATTTGCATACATGGGCCCACCAGAAGAGGAACCACCTTTTCCAGAGTGGGAAGGAGACTTTACCTGTCATTCAGATGATAAGTTAGTTCCATATAGTAACGTCCAAACGTGTAACTGGTTACAGGTACAGGACAATGCAGCTGACCAGTTTCATCACACACCTCTACATACTACAGCAGTTATCAAAGGACATGAACAGGGAACTACGTTTGGAGAGGCCGGTGCAAATGCGTATCTGGTTAGACCAGACTTACAGTTCTTTCCAGTGCATGATGGTAAAAGTATGGCGTGGACTTCTTCACGTAGAGTTGATGATGACTATATGTTTATTCGTATCAATCATCAAATTCTTCCTAACGTCAGTTTTCACTCCTATCTGTTTGAGGATGGAAAGAAATCAAAGCACTTTAGTCGAGTACATATGTATCGTTGGACTGTTCCTATCGACAACACCTCATGCAAGATGATAGGGTGGCGTGCTATTGGGCCTCACATTGACCCCAGAGATGTGGGTAATGAAAACCTCATAGGATATGAAAAGATTGACTTTCTAGAAGGTCAGTGTGGTATTCGTAGACCAGAGAGGTCTTACTACGACAGAATAGGTAAGTTGCCTCCTGTACCAGAGCACCATCGTTATCGTTCAGCTTACTTAGATGCACAACACGCTCCTGGCGACTATGAGATAACTGCATCTCAAAGACCCATCACAGTTCATGCACTTGAAACCCCTATGAAGTTTGATGGTGGTGTGTATCTTTCACGCAAACAGTTGAGAGATGCAATAAGTGGTGATAATGAAAAGGCATCCACAGATGCATGGCGTGAGTGGTTGACTGAAGTGAATGGTAAACCAAACACGTATTGTTCTGGTAATGTCTTAAAGATACCTAAAGCTGATAATGATGAGGATGAGGTTAAAAATCGCCGTGAGGTTGCTCAAAGGTGTATTGCAGCGATTACTGAAAGTGATACTCTACCAAAAGAAGAACGAACTGACTTTGTAAAGAATAAAATGTTGGAGATTGAAAATTACTATGCATCATAACATTATGTATAAATAATAGTATGGCACAAAGTAAATATATTCAAAGCGTTTTAGACGATGCTAAAGGTAGACCAAAATCTACTCAATGGTACAAAGATAAGATCAAAGAGTTTGGTACGCCTCAGGCTATGGACTTGATTCGTGATGGTAAGAGAAACAATAAACCATTTTATGGTAAGTTAAATATGTTTTTCTATAATCCAAAATTCAAGAAAAAGTTACCTTACTATGATACATTTCCTTTGGTCTTACCTCTGGAAACCTATAGTGATGGATTTTTAGGTTTAAATTTACACTACCTTCCAATTCCTCTACGAATAAAATTACTTGATAGACTAGTAGACTATTCTAACAACTCACAATTTGATGAGAGTACACGACTAGTTGTTGATTATAGTAGATTAAAAAATATAAGATTAATAAAACCAACCATACACAAATACTTAGCTGGTCAAGTACAGTCACAGTTTCGTAGAATAGATGCAGATGAATTTACAATTGCAACTCTTTTACCAGTACAGAGATTTAAGAAGGCAACCGCAAAAGAAGTATGGTCTGACTCTAGGAGTATGATCTAATGGCTGAAATTCCTAATTTTTTAGAAGCTGGTGCTTTTGGTATCTTAAATGATATTCTTGCTGGATATCGTGATGATAATGGATATGCACAACCAAATAGATTTGAAGTTTTAATTTTCCCACCCTCAAAACTTGGTGGGGGCACAAACCTTGATGTATTTGCCGGTTTGGAAAGACGAGGTGGTAAAAATGATCTTGAAAAAATTTCTCTGCGAGCTCAAGATGTCAATCTGCCTGGCAGAAACTTAGCAACAACTCAAGATACTAATGTATACGGGCCATCAAGAGAAGTTGTAGAGGGTGTTACCTATGCAGAAGAAATATCTGTGCAGTTTCAAGCAAGTTCGCAGTTGTCAGAAAGAGTATTTTTTGAGAATTGGCAAAGATCAGCTTTTAATGAAAAAACTTGGAACATTGGATACTATAATGACTACATTGGCGCTATGGAAATATTTGTTTTAGATAGAAAAGATAAAAGAAGATATGGCATTAAATTGTGGGAAGTTTTTCCAAAAACTATAGGTTCAAATGCATTATCATATGGTGCAAATGATACAATAATGTTAACCCCAGTAAATTTTAGTTTTAGATATTGGACTAGCTTAGACCAAACCAACAACCCAAAAATTAACATTTTTGGTAGGGTATTAGAGACTACTCTTAATGTAGCAGAAAGAAATATATCTAGGAATATTCCTAGAATACTGAATAGATTATAATAAAGGATGAAAAATAATGGCGTTACCTAAACTTGATACGCCAGTTTATGAGCTTGAACAACCATCAACTGGCGAAACGATTAAATATAGACCTTTCTTGGTCAAAGAACAAAAAACTTTGATGATGGCTTCTGAATCTAACGATGATAAACAAGTAAAAGAAGCACTAGCAGGACTTATTAGTAACTGCACTTTTTCAAAATTAGACCCATATAAAATTCCTATTTTTGATATTGAATTTTTATTTTTAAGAATACGAGGAAAGTCTGTAGGAGAAAAAGTTGACTTAAATTTATTATGTCCAGATGACAATGAGACAAGAGTAAGTAAAAGTATCAATCTAGAAGATATTGGTGTAAATATGGAAGTTGGTCACACCAATGAAATTAATATTACAGATAAAATAAAAATGGTTATGAGATATCCAACACTTAATGATGTGACAGATATTGTTGGTGAAACAGATGACATTGAAGATTTATTTTTAATGATTAGGCAGTGTGTGCATGAAATTCATGATGGCGAAAAAGTATATAACAAAGTGGATATGTCTGATTCTGAACTAAAAGACTTTATAGAAAGTTTAACAACAGAACAGTTTGAAAATTTAAATAAGTTTTTTGATACTATGCCAAAGGTACAACACTCTGTAGAGGTAACTAATCCAAAGACTAAAAAGAAAGGCGAAGTGGTGATTGAGGGTATTCAAAGTTTTTTCGACTAGGCCTTTCTCACGATTCTGTTTATAATTATTTTAAGACAAATTTTTCTATGTTACAATATCATAACTGGAGTTTGTTTGAATTGGAAAATATGATGCCGTGGGAAAGGGAAGTATATGTTGGATTATTAATTGAACATTTAGAGGAAGAAAAAAACGAAATGGCAAAACAAAATAATAAATAGTAAAAAATGTTTCGGAGATTACTATGGCTGCACAAAAGAGCTTACAAAAAGATTCAGAGTATGCACATTTAGATATAGATGGTGATGGTATTGTCACTGATGAGGAACTTGAGATGGATGAAAAGATGCTACGACTTCAAGATATGAAGTCACATATGGAAAATGAAGACAAGAAAGAGGATGCACAACGTCATATGGCATGGTTTGCTCTGTTTGGTATGTTATTGTATCCATCCCTTGTTGTACTATCTGTTTTCACTGGACTTGAGAAATCAGCAGATGTATTAGGTGATATGGCTCCAACGTACTTTGTCTCTGTTGCCGCAATCGTTGCAGCGTTCTTTGGTAAAGAAGCATATGTCAAAAGTAAAGACTCTAGTGTAAGTATAAAGAAGTAGGATAAGTAAAATGGCTGATGCAACTTTTTCAGATGTAGTAAAAGCTCAACAAGAGACAAATGAAATTCTTCGTCAACAAGCAATTGCTGATGGAAAACCTGATCCTAAGAAATTTATCAAGGAAGAATTTATTGCTATTGCGGCACAAAGAGGTTATGCCAAAAAAGATAGAGAGTTACAAACAAAGACAGCAAAAACTGTTAAAAGTTCTGAAGCAAAAGATCAAGAGTATTATAAAAAACAATTAGAAGAACAAACAGATACCACAGAAGAACAAAAGGTAACTAGTTCACATTTAAGTGATCACGTATCAAATTTAAAAACCCTTCCAATTTATCTTCTAAGTTTACTTAAAGCTACTGGAGTAGCAGCTTCAGAACGCCGCCGGGTGAGCAGGGCGGCAAGAAGAGCAGGAGCATCTAAAAGAGAGGACGAGAATAAACGTAAATTTCGTGAAACAAAACTTTTTAAAGGAATTGCTGGATTAGGAAAAGGCATCGGAAAGATGGTCAGCTCTTTTGGTGGTTTGTTAAAAGATAAAGCAAAGGCTGGTGCTAAAGGAATTTTTGGTATATTTTCAAAACTTGCTTTTGGTGGTTTAGCTCTTGCTGCCCTTGCATTTTTAAATAGTCCCAAATTTGGAAAAATGTCGAAGTTTATTAGAAATGAAATTATACCAAAAATAGGCTCTTTTATTGAAAATATGCAAACATTCTTTTCTGACATATTAGAAAGTTTTGAAAAGTTTTTTGCAGACCCCGATTTCAAGAAATCTATGGCCGCATTTAAAAAGGGTAATTTATCTGAAGGGTTTGCAAGTATGTTTACTTCTTTGACCAAAAAAGATGGTTTGTTTGATAATATTCTTACAGATATAGTTAATATATTTCTTCGTGCTTTAGGTAAAACCGAAATAGGTAAAGGAATGAATGATACTCTTTTTAGTATAGTAGATAGATTTTCTTTTCGCATGGCGAATGTGTTAATAGACGCAATAAATAGTGTTTTTTTATCATTACCAGAGTTCATTAGACCTAAGTTAATAAATAAGTTAGACCCAATAACTGGTCAAGAAATATTGACAGAACAGGAAACTGAGCTTGATAAACGACTTAAAAAAAGTAAGATGTCGGAACTTGAAGCTAAGAAAAAACAAATAAAAGAAGATTTTGAAGCTAAAAAAATAAATGCTCTTGAAGCGCAAGA